GAAGGTTGATTTGCGTGGGGCTGCCATATCCAAGGTTTAGCCAATAACCCTCGGGCGTGGGTGACACCACACCCACCCAAATATATGCTGCACGATCATTTGGATTGACCCACCATTGTCCAGCAAATTCAGGAGTGGGAGCGCTTTCGCTAACTTGTGCAATGCCGTAATCCGCCAACTGTGAAGCAGTGACGCTATTTGGCGCTAAAAATGTACTATCAAAAGTGCCAGTGGTAATCTTGGTAGCGTCTAATTCTGGAATTTCATCAGCCGTTAAACCATCGGCAATGTTGACAATGTGCCCTTGAGCATCAATAGTGACAGCGCCAGTAAATGTGCCCGCCGTGGTTGCATTAATATGTTGAATGACGCCAGGATTGCCCATTTGCAAGCCCCCGCCGGGCTGCACAGCGCCAACAGTACCACTCGTGGCTAATGGCAAATCAGCCGGAACCATTGCCCTAAAAGTTGGCGCTGCATTTGCACCAGTTGTTGGGCCAACAAAAAAATTATTAGCAGCTTGACTATCTAACGATGAAGTGATAACTGCCGAAAAATTATCGGGAAAAGAAACAGAAAAAGCAAGAGGAGTGGAATTGTTAAAAGTGATATCATTAATTGCTGATTGGCGCTGCCAACTACTGCCATTCCACGTATATTCATAACCAGTGGAAGTGTCTAAAAATTGTTGGCCAGTAAAAGCGCCATTGGAAATTGGTGCATTTGCCTGAACAACAGTAGAAGAACTATTAGCGAGCTTAATGGCTGTAACGCCACTATTAGCAATTTGCAGTGTATCCACTGCATTATCGCCAATTTTGGCATTGGTAATGGCATCGTCAGCAATATCTACTGTGGCAATAGCACCCGCAGCAAATTTTCCGGCTCCAATGGTGGTTGATGCAATCTTTGCATTCGTTACGGCGCCATCGGCTAAATTGGCTGTAAGAACACCACCAGTGCTAATTTGTAGCCCACTAATGGTTGCGGAAGTAATCTTTGTGCCAGGAATGTCGCCATCGGACAGGCCAAGTTTTGCATAAGTGACAGCGCTATCTGCAATCTTTGCCGTTGTAACAACACTTGCTCCTAATGCAGCAGTATCAACAGCCCCCGTCGCAAATTTAGCAGAAGTGATGCCACTTGCTGCTAGCGCGGCTGTACCAACAGCGCCAGCCGCGATTTTAGTTCCTTCAATGGTATTAGCTGCTAATTTTACATTTGTAATGGCGCTATCAGCAATTTTGGCGGTTGTTATATTGCTATCAAGAATTTTGGCGGTAACAATTGCATCAGAAGCAATGCTGCTGGCTGTTAAACCACCGCTTTGAATTTTGGCATCAGTGATGACATTGGCAGCAATTTTTGCCGTTGTAATGGCACCATCCGCAATACCAGCAGTGGGCATAACCACTTGCTGATAAGAGCCAGCAGAATAAATATAGAGATTTTGATCAGTAGAGCGGAACCAACCTTTGCCAGTAAAATTATTGGCGGCGGGAAAAGTGCTGGCTGAAACAATAGAGCTATTATCGTTTAATTTTGCGGAAGTGATGAGGCCATCTGCCAATGCAGACGTGCCTATTTTGGTTGCACTAGCTTGATTAAGCTTGATTAAATCAATGCTGCCATCAGTAATTAAGGCAATACCAGCCTCAACCAAACTAGCCGCACGAATTTTCTTTGTTTCACTAGCGCTTATATCAACAATAGGCAGTTCATCACCAGCGGCCAGTGATCCAGCAGCAAGTAGATTAAGCTGGGAAATTGACTGGTCGGCCATCTTACAATGTCTGTGCTATTAAAAGAATTCTAACCATTGCCATCATTGTATTAATCATCCACCTCCAGACGCAATACGTCAGTGCCAAATGTACTAAGAAGAATGCGCCCTCCATCCTGGAGCATAATATCGCTAGGTGCGATACCGACTTTAAGGCCAATCTCTCCAGTGGAAAGAAAATCAATGGAAGCAGAAATAATGTTATCGCCTCTCACTTCCACTCCAGCCCTTGTTACAACAGCATTAAATTGATAGTAAACGTCCAAATCACTGCCATAAACATTTTCATTGGTAATAAATAGTTGCGCTTCAAAAGCGCTTCCAATTTCCACTCGCTGAATGAGCTGCAACAATAGCAAGGATGTTTCCTGGCGTCCACTAACATTTGGATCAAAGAGTGCATCCAAAGAGCCACTGCCACTAATCAATCCTGCTGTAAATTGCTGTTTAAATTTATCGCTTAATGAAGTGGTTTCAATGGCTTCGCGTTCTGTTTGAAAATCAAAGCCAGTAACGCTTCCTGCTATGTTGAAATCAGTATCTTCAATCTCCACGCGAATTGCAATGGGGGCGCCAGTAAAAACTGCCAATGGCAGTTCCAAATCGCGATCATTATTAACGCTTGCCTCAAAAGTACGAAAAAATCTTAATCCACCATATAAATTTACATTGACATAGGCGGCAAATGATTCTTGCACTTGCAAGACGCTAGGCCAATTTGCGGCAGGAAAGCAAATTAATTTTCTTGGATCAGTGGTAGAAATTGTTATGCGATCACCAGTGGTTAAATTTTCTAAACTTCCGTCAAACCCAAGTCGATTTAAAACTACATTTACGTCGTCTGGCGTAATTTCACTATTAAATGAAATCACTTGCGAATTTCTCCGCAAACGGACTGCGCCCGTATGTCCAGCGAAGAAAGTCATTAAATTAGCTCAACACTTCCACAAAATCCCCATCCATTGTAAATTGAATGGGAACAGTAGAAAGCTCGCCGGTTGAAACAGCCACACCAGCGGAAGTAATATAGCCCCAGAATTTAACGTCGTCTGCCCCATCCCCACCAGTATTGAGTTCAAAAAACAAACGATCAGCTTCCGTAATATTGCCAGTCTTCATAATTGAATTTTGCAGCAAATTCACGAAAGAATATAAAGTGTTGGTTTCGTTACCCTCCAGGCGGTAATAAATCAATGTGGCGCTACCAGTGGCGCCTTTAATGCCAGGAGTGAAAGTATTAACGCCACTATCAATGGAATTGGTAGAAATTAATTCAACAGTGGTGTCAAGCGACCAGTCACGAATCTTGGCCACCTGACGAATGTCAGTGGGCTGGCCAAGACTGCTAGAAGGCGCAGTGCTATTCGTTGTACCAAAAGACAGGCTTCCAGAACGACCAGTGTAAAAGCTCATGTCGATGAATCGTTAATAATTACATTCTATACATAGTCTATTCTGAGCGACCATCAATTAAGAACAAACCATTTACTGTTTCTGTCAAACCGCGAGAAATCATGGATAGGCCATTGCCATCAGTGGCATGATGCACGGCGCGAATGGTCACCTCCCCTTCTTCATCCATTTGCACTTCCGTCACGCGAAACACTCGCTTTGTATTGACAACGGTGCCAATTACAAAAAGCTTGCCCACGTAATTTTGGAAAGCCCCAAAATCATTCCCTACTCGCGCTTGATTGCTAGCAACAGTAACACCAGTAAATAATCGAGTGGAAGATGCTCCACCATCTGGCGTATACACAAGCATTGAATAGTTTGTTCCATCGGGAATAGTAGTAGTCACCGGCAGGTTTAATTTGCCTCCGTCTTCAATGGTCCCCGTGTAAATACCATCCCATTGGTTATGGGCCAGTTCCACGTAAATATATGCGCCAGGGAAGACGGGACTATCAGTGGGAAAAGTTTTAAATTCAATGGCACGCTGTGAATAGCGTTTGCTATTGCAAAGGAATTTTGCCATCAAAAGGGCTTGCTGACGGCGCGTAACAAATGTTGACACATCAATCGTCTTGCGAGATGCATTGCTTTCTACAACATCAGTAAATTGTACGTCCACGCTTATATTCTTGCCAAATGTATCTTCCGCACTGCTTTTTCTGTAAACAACAGTGACAATCATGTCTTGCGTATTTTCCCCATAATCAATAAACTCTTCTTTGTACGATTCTTCAATAATATTGCCTTGGTTAAACAATGCAGAAATACTAATCTGCCTGGTAATTGCACCAGTATTTTGCACGTATGGCACAGCCGGAATTAATACATCTTGTCCGCCAACTTTTGCAAGCTCTAACAAACTAAAGCCAGATGTTTGCGCCCAGAATTGGCGCCACGAAACCGGCTCCGCAATCACTCCATCCATGAATAAATTATTGGTTTCACAAAACTTTTTACTCTTTGCCAACTGTTCCAAATCTACGGAATGCACGCTTGCATGGCGGCCAATGCCATCTTGCACATCAAGGACGGTATCAATAAAAATATCTGGAGCGGTATTTGCATAGCCATTGGCTGAGTCCGAAAGATATTGGAAACCAGGCTGTCCCCATGCAATATTATTGACAGTGCCAGAGGTGCGAAGAAGGCGGCAGCGGCGTCCTTGCGTAGCAAACACACTAAAGGAACGCAAGTCTTGCACGCTCTTACCTGAATACATATTGAGCCCAATCAGGCTTAAATTGTTATAAAGCGATGAATAGTTATTAAACGAATCAACAATTTGTTCCGTGACTGCAGCAATTCGCATTTCCGGACCATTGTCAAACGAAAACTGAATTTGGCTGTCCGAAGTATTGCCAAATACGTCCCATTCGTTCAGGCCAGCCGGTTGTTGATTAACAGGTGGGAATAGTATAGAAGTGTTAATTGAGCCAACAAAATTACATTGTGCGCCGGGATATAGCGATGAATTAAGGGGAATGGATAATTGACTGCCAGAGTTTTCTAATATGCAATAAACAGTTTCTCCAGACGAATTAAGAAGATTTGGTTTTGTCGCCACTTCAGCCGCAATGTCATAAATTGGTTCAAATTTAAACTGCCAATTCTGGGCATTGTTTATTCCTGAAGTTCTGCTATTAAAGCGTAGATAGATAAAATTCTCAATGTCTGCGCTTCTGCGAATTACAAAAACGCAAGGCACATACGTGTAGTTACTATCTTGAGTGCGTTTCACTTTTAAAAGAAACATTGCTGTTCTATATTTCAAGCCATTATCAGCACTTCTATAGCCTGAACTGCGTCTTCTGCTTCCGTATTCCTCCTGCCTTCCGCTAACACGTTTAAAGACGCGAGCTTTTAACGAGAAATCAACAATATTGCATGGAGAAATAGTTTCATAAGATGCTTCTTCTATGCGAACAATAGCTTTAGTGTAAAAAAAATCATTTCTATAATTAGATAAAACACCATCCCCCACGATTGGGTTGAGACTAATGTAAGAAGTTAAGGCATTTCGCTCGTCGTTGGTTATATCGCGCTGAAAAATGTAATTATAGTCAGGAGCCCTCCAGCGTTCTATGTATGTCTGGTAACCCCTGCCTGTAAGTCTGCTCCTGGTAGCACTGCGATTGCTATACCCAACAATTCCATACCTAAAAATTCGACCATCATTTAACAATGCTTGAGCACTGTTAATTTGTGGACGAGCATCTTCATTTAGTAAATTATTGGTTGTTGTCCTTACGACTTCCCATTGGCGTCTTCTTTCTCCCAATGGAGTGTTGGTTATGGCATCTTGAGCATTCACTCCCTGAAAATTATTAGTGCCATAAGCAACAGTATGCGCCCTGCCTTGTTCAACTGCTTTTAAATTGACCACCATTGGACCATCAACAATATCCCCACGATTTGCCGAAATTACTTTCAATTTTGTTGAACCAAATTTAAACAAACCAGAATTATCAAAAACAGAAGCAAGTACACGCCGCGAATCTTTCGCCTCCTCATGGGCAAGTCCTTCATCTGCATTCGATGCTTGTAATATTGTAATGGTTACGTTTGTATCGATGGGAATAATTTGACGAACCGTATAACCAGTCTGTTCCGCCACGGACATTTGCACACCATTGATGGCGCTTTCAAAATCACCAGCACTATTTCTAATAAAAATTGAAACATTAATTGGCACCGCTCCATAAATACCAAATGTATTGGCAGTGGTTGGTGAATAGCAATGACTAAAACCATTAGCAGTGGAATTGGCTTCATTGCGAATCACATAAGGATTTTCAGCGGTTCCGCCAACTGTAGTTGGGTCCGAAACGGTTAGTCCATTTAAAGCTGGCCTTACATCGCTATTACGAAGAAATCCAGTGTAATTTTGAGCAAAATAAATCCAATAATTTTGTGCTATTAAATCCCTGAGGGCGGTTTGCCCAAAAGCACTTTTTTGTTCATCAATGCGCCCCATTCCACCAGCGCAAAGTACAAACATTAAACGTACTAATTGACTATTGCCATAGCTTAATACTGCCGACCAAATTAAAGACGTGGCCACGCGCACGCCACCTTCAGGGTTGGCATCAGTATTGGTATAAACAAGATTAACTGGATCACCATAGGCCGCTAATTGCTGCTGACTATCAAAGCCAAAACGAGGGGCAAACACCTCGTCGCGTGTGGCTGCCCCTCCGCCAGAAGACGTGGCACGCGCTTGAGGAGCTTCAACAGGTGGAGGCGCAATAAGTGCCGCCACCACTTGGAAAATAACCCCGACAACCATCAGGATCGCCGCGACAACAGGCCAATTTCTGGCATCTAAAATAGTGCCTTCCTTTACATCCGCATATAGTTGTTGCTGTGCGACAAAATCTAAATACTCTTCCTTAGTAATGCCAAGAGCATCAATTAATTGGTATTCATAAGGAAGCAGTTTGTCACGCTTGTCGCTCATTAATCTGCCCAAAAATAATACTTTGGCCGCACCCTTGAAACAGGCGCTGCTACTACCATCTTACTTGGCCCGAGAAATAAACAATTGCCATCGTCCAATACAACAGCCATGGCAAGCAATGAATTGCCACCCGGCAAGTAAAATACTGCGCCAGGACGTGGTTCAGTAATTTTTTTGCCAAAACTTAACAACCAACGTAAAATTTTCCAAATGGTCAGCTCTTCTTCTTCATAATCTTGATACACCCATGGATAGGAAGCCTCTAAATGCTTAAGGCCCAGCCGTTTTCTAACTTCCATGCAAAGAAGCCAGCAATCAGTGAAGCCTTCACCATCACTTGGGCGTGCAGCATATTGATGCTTTAGTCCAATCAGATCGCTGTAATCAATCATCGCAATGAAACGCTTGCGCTTAACGGCAATAATCCTACAAGACTGCGCGTTAACGAGCGTGCCGGAAATTGTGTTCCTACGCTATCCATTGCGCTTCTAAATCTAAGCTCAATGGTAGTATCAGAAAATGCGGCGCCAATACCAATATATCTTTCTTCATAAGTTTTTACTGGAGCAAAATTTGCATTAAGCCATTGCGTGGTTAAAGCTAATCGACTAAGCCTATTGCCATTGCCCTGTTCAACTAAACGTAGTGCCACTTCTACATTGGGAAATAACACTTGCAATAATGTATTGTCGCCGCCCAAATTGCTAATTGTGCCTTCTGTGCGAAATGGAGCGAAAGAATATGATTGCCCATCGTAAGTCTTGGCTTCGTTGACAAAGAAATTTTGGTAGCGATGATAAACAGTGTTGGGATCGCTGCCAAGAGTGATGGTATCAGCTTGATTCATGCCTGCCAAATTAGCTGCCGTAGCAGCCGTATCTGTCATTGCTAGAAGATCAAAATATTGAACAATTCTTAGCGTGGTCATGGTGTAAATTCAGAGCTAAGTTTGACGCTAATTGTGCTTAAATTTCTATAGGTGCTTTCCACTTGAGGGGCTTCATCATAAAACCAAAGCATTTCAGAAGAACTTCCACTTCCAATGCCAAGTTGTTGTAGCACGATAAATGGCGCTCCAGCTTTTAACTGCCTAGTTGTATTTGTACCAGCAGTTAATCCTGCCAATGCTTCATCGGATAATGCAAAGCCCGTGGAATTACCTAGCTGCCCGTGATAATGGCTATAAATGGCGGCCAATGCGTCTTCGCTCACGTTTTCAAACACTAGTTCTAACGTGGCCCCATACGGACGATTGCCAAAACTTCTGCGAATGGTTTTGCCGGACAAGGAACGATAAATTTTAGTGGGATATTCACCCAGCGTAAAATTACGGCGAGTTGGTTTTAATGATGGAAAATTAGCCATGGTAATTAAATGCCAATTCTCCGACGAGTGTTAGGACTTTGTTGAAGTTTATCAATGGCCAAATTAGCCCCTTGCCGTGCACCATCTCTTGTGGCAAGACTTCTAGTCTCCATCATAGCCCTCTCTAATTGCTCCCTACTTACATATTCCACGTTATTAATGGTAGTGGTTTCAAAGTTCATTGATAACACTGGCGATGCAGCACCACTATTGCTGCTATTATTCATTCTGTCTCTTACGCTATCGCCTTGCATTTGCACGGGAATAGCGCGACCATCGGGAAGGGGAACAATTGCTTCGTTGTATCTTCCTTCGCCCACGAGGCCAAGCGTAGGGCCCTGGACAATTCCACCATTCGCAAAAGCCCTGAAGCCTCCAGAAGCAATGCCTCCATTGGCAAAGCCAAGTCTTCCTGTGCGCTCCATAAAAGCAGCGTTTCCTTGGGGAGTGTAAGCCTCAAGGCTTTGACCGCCTCCTCCCCCGCCCATGCCAGCAAAAATACGAGCAATGCCAATTGCCACATAAGTGGCAATCATTTGAGAAGCGGCCTGCAGCAATGCATCGCCAACGGCCTTAAGGAAAGAAGAAAACACTTCTTGAGCAGTGGCTGTGCCTTGGATGAGTTGTGTGATGCCTTGTGTCATCATCGTGCCAAAAGCATCGCCAATGCCACCAATGGCTGTTTGAATGCCACCAAACACACTCTCCAGTTGCATAGCCCTGGTTTCAAGCTCAGCCATTTGTCGCGCATGTTCGGGCGTTCCCCCTGGTTGGTTCAAAGTGCGCTCATGCACTTGAGCTGCGCTTCCATAAAAACCAGCACTTAAACCTTGCCCCATTACCCCCACTTCTTTTTGTCTTGTATCAAGCTCTTGTTGCAATTTGCGAGTTTCTAAAAGGTCTTTTTCTGTTTGATTTAAGATGTCCAACTTGTCAGCCAAATCTCTAGCCAAATCAATTCTTGATTGGAACAATGGCAAATCCTTTTCGCTTACATCTTGTAATTGACGCATGATTAATAGATCCACTTTTTGGCGCTCAGTAAGTTCTCCGGTGGCATTGGATAGGCCCACCGCCTTGTCTTCAGCTTGTGCAATTTGACGAGTGTAATTTTCAGTGATGTCGAATAAATCTCCCAACACTGCTTTGTTGTATTCTTGGCGTAAAGAGTTCTGTTCAACGCCAAGCATGCGATCTGCTTCGACCTTGGCTAATCCCCTGTATTCTTCTTTTAATTTACCAATATCTTTAATTCTTTCTTTGTGCTGCAAGTCCGCAATTACAAGGCCAACTCTATACTTTTCGCTAGCAATTTGAAGATCCTTTTGCCTTCTGGTGAGTTCAACAGTGGATTCAATTTGAGTCACTAGATTATCCAGTCCTTTTCGCTGAATTGCGATGGCTTCGCTGTTATATTCACGCAACCTGGTTCCCTTATCCGGCTTTCCAGTATCCACTTCCGTGGTTACACGAGGCTCCGGCTTTCCAAGTCCTAATCTCTGGCGTTGCTGTTCTGCTAGTGACACTCCAACCGTCTGGCGCTGTTGTAAATTTCTCAGTTCCGTGCGTAATGGATTAATTTGTCGCCTGATCAAATTTACGTCAATCTCTGTTCTGCCTTGCAAATCAAACCCGGCTTGCTCTAGCTGCATCCTTTGCGCCAATGTTGTTTTGGCCATAGTTGTTCCCCTGGTTCCACCAGTTCGCCTTCCGCTTTGCTCCAATTGATCCAACAGGCGTGCAGCATCTTCTACTCCCTGCCGCTGACGATTAGTGGCATATAAATCAGCCTTTGCAATTTCTACATTGCCAGTTCTAATTGCATCTTGCATCTTATCCATTGCAGCCTTGGTTTTTGCAGCCGCCTCGGCTGCTCGATCTCCAACGGAAAGAAATGCTGTGGCAATACTGCCTAGGGCTACCACTAAAAGCCCAATGCCAGTAGACGCCAGCAATCCTTTGACGGCAGTACCAAAACCAATTGTCGCCACTTGCGCCGCAGTGGCCTGTACTCCTACCATTCGATATGCTGCCGCCAAAAGATTTGCTGCTATAGCAGCTCCTCTTGTCATGCCTTCAATTGTTTTAAACGTCGTTAATACTGCCATCGCGGCAAGAGCCGAAACACGCATGGCAATAAATCCAGCGCCAATTGCTATTAAGCTTTGAATGACTGAATTTAAATTGGTTCCAAGTGCAGTGAAAGCTGGTCCCAAAAGACCGCTAATAGCCCGAACTAAATTAGATACACCCCGTGAAGCCTCTGTCACCTGAACAACAAAAGCTTCTATATCTTTTGTTTGTTTTGCAATGGCCGGGTCTTTAGCGGCTGCATTTAAGCTGCTCAGTTTTGCTTCTAACGCGGCAATATTTTGAGCACTATCTCCAGACGTGCGAGCATCCTGCAATTGTTGCATCACTCTTTGTTGCTCTCCCATAGCCAGTTGCGCAGACATAGATAATTGCTTTAGGGCTCCCGAAAGGGGGCCGAGCAATGCTTGTGCTGCTGCATTCGCCAATGGCGCAAAAGATTCCAAAGTGCGCTGAAAATCACCTTGTACTGTATTTAACAAGCCTTGCAATGATCTTCCAGCCGCTTGCGCTCCAGTACCAAAACGAGTCATCAACTCATCGCTAACCTTGGCAAACACCTCTCTAAAACGTTGACCAACAAACTGACCATCTTCCATGGCTTGGCTAAATTCTTTTACCGACATACCAGCGGCTTTAGCGAAAATTGCCAAAGCACCAGGCAGCACATCGCCCAGTTGCCCTTTTAATTCTTCGCTCATAATTTGGCCCTTACTGGCCATTTGTCCAAACGCATAGATAACACGTTCAGCCTTATCTGGCGTAAGTTGCAATGCAGAGGTGGCTGCGCTAATGCCAGTAAAAAGCTTTTCAATGGAGCCAGAATCGAAGCCCGTGGGCGCCATAGACGCATACAAACGTACAAAGCCTTGCCGGGTGGTTTCAAGATTCAAGCCAAAAGCTCGCTGAACGTTGTCCACGTAAAGCATTTCCTTGGCAAACGTGCCCGTATCTTGCGTAGCCGTTTGCATAGCATTGCCAAATTGCTGTTGACTTTTCGCCGCGTTTAAAATCTGACCGGGCAGAGAAGTTATAAAAGCAAGGCCCTTATATGCAGTGCCATATAGCAACACTTGTTTTGTTGCATTTAAAAATTCACCACTAATTTCTTTCAGTCCACCAATGAACGGGATAGAGGAGGCCCTGAAGCCTTCAAGGCTTTTTCTGGAAATATTTAAAGCTTCTCCATAACGCAATGCGTTTCGCGCCGCATTAACAATATTGGTGGCTTCTATACCTCCACCAGATGGACCTTCTCCGCCAAAACCTCCCCCTGCAAGATAGGGGCGCCTCGGCCCCCTGGGTGGACCGCCAGGGATAGAAGGCGCTGTCATAAACCCTGGAGCGCCGAGCCCACGTTCGCGACCAGGTGGCAATGCCACCTGTCCAAATTGCGCAGCCGTTTCTCGCTCCGCAGATCGCGCATAGGCTTCCTGAGTGCGTCTTTGGAATAATTCTTGCCTTGTTTCACCGGCCCTAGCAAAGCTGTAAGTACTAGGTACTCGCCCGATAGCAGCGGGCAATAAACCAGCTATGCGGGCGGGAGGCAATGCGCCTCTTCCAGTTTCCGCTAAACCAATTCTTACCTCGCGTATTTCACTTTTAATTGCATCAACAAAAGCAAAGGCTGCCTCTTTTAAAATTCGTTTTAATTCCGCACTTAAATCAGTGGGTAAATATTTTTGAGCACCAAAAGCTGTACCGCCAAGGGCCGCAAAAGTAGGACCGGGGGGCAATAGGCGACCACCGCCGCTTCCTCCTCGTGAGGGAGGGACAGTTGATGCCCATGAAGGCGCACCAATTGCCGGAGCCGCTTGAAATTGACCGGCTTGCCTATTGATTTCAGCAGCACTCATGCCACTAGCCATTAAGGCAACGCGAGCAAGGCGATCTAACATGCGGCGCATTTTGCGCGTAGCAGACTGCTCTGCCAACTCCATTGATCTCAATAGGCCCAGCTCAAATCCCTTTCCCGCATCCTCCCCAATATCAAACATCTCCCGAGAAGGAGATTGACTACGCAATGTTTTTCTTAACCCATTAAGAAGCGCATCTCCATATTCGCCAGCAGCCTTGCGAACTGCTGACGTTTGTTTAGAGAATGCATTTAGAAAACCCTGGCCAGCGTCGTTGGCCGCCTGGTTTAATGCCGTGATAATTTTGCCTTTTTCTTTATTTGTTTCTTCGTTAAAAGAAATAAGCCCTGCCTTGGCTGCTGCCGCATAAATTTTTTGAATATTTGCTGTGTCTAATCCAGATAACTCCTGGCGAAAAGTGCCACCTTTTCGTGAGATTGTTCCACCAGCCCCCAGCGAAAGCTTGGCCATCTCAGAGGCCAATTCTCTTGCATTCTTAATTTCATCCTTTAAATTTGTTTTTATTTCTAAGAAGTAATTTCGTCGTCTAATATTTGTCCCCAATGCATTCAGTTCATTCTGAACGGAACGCCGATCAAACTTCACTTGCACGGGCATGTTGTAGCCCGCTGCAGCTTGCCCAAGACCTGCTAGCTGTTGCCGAAAAAAGGCAAGGTCAAGACTTACCTTAAGCCTCAGTTCGGCGTCTTGAGCCATCTTGCTTATCCAGATACTTTTCCTTTCATTCTATAATCATTCCCCGTTATTACGCCCAGCAAACGCTTTGATTTCATCGGCCATTAAAGCGATCACTCTTCCATCAATCATCCTGGTCTTCATTAATCTTTGAAGAACAATCAGACTTGCGTCAGTAACGCCGCCCTCTTTCTTAATGCTCTTTGTGTCAAATGGCAGGAAATCTTCTGGCTTCACCTTGCTCTTCCTGCCAGCCATCATGCCAGCAATCATTGTGCCAAGTTTGGCAATGGCAATACTGTCTGTGTTGTATTTAGCAATGTCATGCTTGTCTAAATACAACAAAGCCTTCCTCACGTCAGATATTTTCTGGCGCCCAAAATTCTTTGCCGACCATCTATCGTCTTTAAAGTCTGACGATGAAAGG